CCACTCCCTCGACAGATTCCTTGTACATCATGTACCAGGAGATCCCAACTGCCCTCTTTGTCCACATGCGGGAAGACGTCAACGCCACCACATCGGTGAACTCCTTCACCTTCTGGAGTGGGGCGCAGTGGGCGGCGATGACTTCGGTGGTAGACGGTACCGCCGTAGCCAACTCGATGGCCCTCAGCGGCGGGGGACGGGTGGAGTTCCAGCGCCCTCCCAACTGGCAGCGTCGAACGGTAAACGACTCGGCTCGTGGGTACTTCCTGCGGTGGCAGGTGTCGGTACGGCCCGACGCCGACACCCTCCTCACCCAGGTACTCCCTGTTCAGAGGAGTCGCCTGACCTCTGGGACCGCTCATCACGCCCTACACCTCCTATTCAGTGAGGCGGCCCTCGGAGGCAGGGGAGCCTATGAAGAGGCGGCCGAGCGAGAGAAAATGGCGGCCGAAACTGCGATAGGTATGGCGCTTACCCAGATCAGGGATGAGTTCGACGTCGACGACAGCGGCGCTGTTTCCCAGACGGAGATCAACTCGGTCAACGCCGCCACAGACTATTCCCAGTGGCCCCGTGGATAGTGTATAATTAGGCACTATGGGCGCTACCACCCTGGGGACGGTGTACGACCGGGTCAACAGCATAGTTGCTGACCAGGGGTTCACGCGTGCGAAGGAGCCGTTCTCCTTCGACATGCAGCCCGCCCAACAGATCGACCAGACTTACTACGTCGAGAGCGAACGCGATGATACAATCGGGTACTTCGGCGGTGACCAGGGGGAGTCTCACCGATTCCAAATCTGGCTAGCCCGTAAGCGCAAGACCGATCCCCATGCCGCCGCTCGCCAACTCAAAGTCGATATGGACCTGATCGAAGCGGCTCTATACGGCGACTCCGCTACTTTCGACTACCAAGTGTTAGATGATTCAGTCACGTCAGATGTCGGCCTACCCTCCGAGAACGATGAAGACCACGTAGTAGGAGAGTTAGTGGCAACTCTCGATTTCGACCGCTCAGTATAGGCACTGGGAAGGTCAAGGAGGCTAACAATGCCTGGCATTACGGGACGAGAAGTAGCGGCGGCATACGTCCAGGGCGCTGCCTGGGGTACGGCTGCATCGGTTACACATCAGATTCTGATCCGGAGCACTGACGGCCTGGATCGCAAGCCCCAACTGGTAGATGACGAGGAGTTCAACTCGGCGTTTATCGGAGAGGGCGAAATCGGGGACGATGATCCGATCGCGCAAACCTTGAGCATGCAGGCGCGTTTCGAGACCATCGACACCTGGATCGCGGCGGCCTGCGGATCAGCGGCTGCTCCTTCTGTAGTCTCCTCCGTGGCGGCCGACTCCCTCATCGCGTACCAGCACGACATCACGCTGGCGACCGAGTTGACGCACTTCTTCACATTGGCCGTCGACAAGACCCAGTATGTGCAGGAGATCCCATCGCTCCGAGTCCGTGGTTTCAGCATGCGGGTCGGCGATCAGGGCCGTATGATGATCGAGTTCCCCATCGTCGGGAACAAGACCGACTACGCGTCCACGGTCAACACGAACTCGACGGTGGGCGGGGCGACTTCGGCCCCCCTCGGTAATCGCCTGTTCCGGTCGAACGGTCGGTTCCGGATGAACATCCACACGGCGGGTGCCCTGGGCAGCGGCGACGAAGTGGCCATCATCAAGGATGCGAACTTCCAGTACTCCCGGCCCCTGGCCGACGACGACCACGTGTTCAACCAGACGTACATTTACGAGCCCGATGACGATGGGTTCGCCGACCTGCAGATCGAGGTCACGTACGCCCGGATGCATACGGTATCGGCCAACTCCCTCGCCATCGGCCTCGCGGCTGGCAGGGTGTTCAAAGCCGACCTGTACTGGACCGGTCCGTACATCAATTCGGACACGCAGCGCTCGCTGCTGCTCGAATGCCCCGCTCTCCAGTTGGCGAGCTTCAACGGGGCGGTCACCGGGCACAACCAGGTGAGACCCACCGCCATCTTCCGGATGAAGGCGGCGTCGTCGGCACCGACCGGGATGGCGTTCACCGCACCGTTCCGAGCCACCCTGGTCAATATGAACAGCGCGACGCTGATCTAATTGACAGGCCACCCGTGCGTGGGGTATAATCACCTAATACCTCGCCCACGGGGTACTCGTCCGAAGGGGGGAGGGGGTAGTCCCGGCAACCTCCTCCCCTACTTCCTTCCACTTGCTCCTAGCGCGGCGCGGTGGGTTTTCCCAAAACCTGCCGGACTAGGAGCTACGTCGTGACAGACTCACAGAAGACCTCGGAAGACAGCGGCAGACCCAAGAACTTTATCCAGATTGTGGAGGACGGTGCGCCGCCCTTCCCGTGGCAATGGACCTCCGACGCGGGCAAGATGGACACTCAGTTCATGCTGAAGGTGTTGCCCGAGGTCAGGACCGACGCCCTGCGCGAGAAGCACACCACGCAGGTGTGGAACAAGCGCAGTCACCAGAAGGAAGACAAGTTCGACCGGATGGCGTATCTGGCCGATGTCCTCGACGAAGGTATCACCAGTTGGACGGGCCTGGTGCGCATGGGGACCCAAGAGGAACTCCCGTGCGTACGGGAGATCAAGAACCGGTTACCTGAGGCGTGCAAGCTAGACATCCTCCGGGTTGTGGTCGGCAAGGAGATCGACGGTAGCGACCTCCCGGAAGCATAAGCGCTCTGAACTCGTTCCTAGTATGGGAACAGGAAGAGGGCGCGGATATCACCTGTTGCGAGACGACCGATGACGAGATCGTTGCCAGCGAGATCGAGGGGGGCGGGGGAGAGGGTTTATTCGACTGTGAAACCTGCCCCCGCCGCATCAAGTATCAAGAACTCCCGAGCGAGTGCATCAGGGCTGTCGACCTACACACCCGCCTCTGTTCCAGGGTATGTCATGACCTACGCTTGCAGCCCTTCATCTTCGACATCGCCGGACTTAAACTCGATCGCAGGGAGGCCAACACACTCTTCATTCTGTTAGCACAAGTACACGAAGCTAGGATGCCCGAGAAGACTGGGAAAGACAAAGACGAAGTAACCTTCGGGACATAAAATGGCCGACAGAAAAATCGAGATCGATGTTAAGATAGACGACGCTGATGCCCTGCGCCGTCTGTGGGGTATCGATCAGGCCATCGACAAGGTCGGCAATACAAGCAATACGTCGAGGCGAGGTCTCTCAAGCCTAGAGACTCAGTTCACCCGCCTAGGCACCGTAACCGGACAGCTTGGGCGTGCCCTCACCTTAGGTGTCACCGTTCCTATTGTAGGTATAGGCGTCTTCGCCTTGAAGTCGGCTATCGATTTCGAGACCGCGTTCACCGGAGTAACCAAGACCGTCGAGGCCACGTCTGCCGAGTTCGAGGTAATCTCTCAGCAACTCCGCCAGATGTCTACCGAGATACCGTTCACAGCGGTGGAGTTGGCCAACATCGGAGAGATTGCTGGTCAGTTGGGCGTCAAGGCCAAGGACATCGTAGAGTTCACCCGTGTGATCGCTCAATTGGGTGTGTCGACAGTCCTCACCACCGAGAACGCCGCTATATCGGTCGCCCGGTTCGCTACGATTATGGGCGTCGCCATGAATGACCTGGACGGCATCGCGTCGGCCCTGGTCGGGCTTGGCAACACGATGGCGGCTAACGAGGAGGAGATCCTCAACTTCGGTATCAGGCTGGCCGCCGCTGGCAAGTTCATCGGCATGGCACAGGAAGAGGTGTTAGCGTTCGGCGCGGCCATGGCCGAGGTCGGGGTACGGGCTGAGCGTGGCGGTACCGCGATGTCGAAGGTGTGGCAGAAGGTGTTTGAGGCAGTTCTCGACGGGGGCGACGCCTTAGGCATCTTCGCGTCGGTGTCCAACCGTACGGCGGAGCAATTCACACAGGATTTCTCCAACGATCCGGCCCGAGCAGTTGCTGACTTCATCCTCGGCTTGGGCAACATGGCTGATGAAGGGCAGAACGTCTTCGAGGTCTTCAGAGACCTTGGCCTAAACAATGTTCGCTTGAAGACCGCTATACTGGCCCTGGCAGCGTCCGAGGACACCCTCAACAAGGCTCTGCAAGAGGGCGGCGAGTCTGCCAAGGAGATGAACAAGCACATCTTGGAGGCCGAGAAGAGGTTTGAAACGGCCGCCAGTAAGATTCAAACGTTCAAGGGTCAACTGACGGATGCCGCCATCGAGCTAGGCGACACCATGATCGAGCCCTTGAAGAGGATCTTGACTAACGCTGAGCCTATTGTAGAGTGGCTCAAGAGCGCAGTGATATGGTTCTCCGAGTTGGACCCCAAGATCCAGACAGTAGCCCTCGCCATCATGGGGCTCGCCGTCGTTATAGGTCCACTCCTGTTGGCATTCCAGGGCATCGCGTTCGCAGCCGCAGGGTTGATCGGATTGTTGGGTATAGCAGGCTTGGGTGGAGCGGCCGGTGCGGCTGCCACTTCCATCGGACTGATCGGGGCCGCCGCAGTAGGAATCCTGGGTGCGCTGGCCGCTTTAGTGGGATCCTTGTTCGGCGTCGTCGGGACCATAAAAGACGTGGCGTTCGCCTGGGATATGTTGTTCAAGGGTGGGCATGAAGTAAATGCCATGATGATGAAGAACGTGGAGAGCACCCTCCTCCACGCAGAGGTTACCAGGGGACTAGAAGAGGAGACACTCAACCTCGTAGACTCTGAGGACGCCCACCGACAGGTGATGGAGCGTCTCACCCGATCCACTCGCGAGGATATGGAGGCCAAGGTCGCCTGGATGGAGTCTGTGGAGGGCGTACGCCAGTCCTTGGTAGGGACAGCAGACGAGGACATCCCGCAGCTAATCGAGGCCTTCGGACAGCTTTCCGCCCAAGAGTTGGACAACGAGTTCGTACAGCAGCGCGTGATCGCCGCCTACCAGAAGCTACAAAAGGAGTACGGAGCCGTAATCCCTGCCATCGACGCCCTGGTCACCAAGTACCAGGAAGAGAACGTCGAAATGATAGACGGGACGACGCACCTACGAGCGCGAGTCAAGCAGTTGCAGGAGGCCAAGCGCTTCACCGTGGAGCTACGGGACGCCCTGAAGTGGCACAACACCGAAATGGTGGACGGGACCAGTGTCCTACAGGAGCAGGCGTCCTGGCGGGCCAAGGTCACCCTAAGCACGTGGAAGCTGACCACCGCTCTGGACAATGACACCGCAGAGATCGAGAGAAACGCAATAGCCCTAGAACTAGAGGAGGAGCGGCTAAAGGCTATGGAGCAGGCCGCCACCGACTCCAGGGACGCCCTAAGCGGTTTGTCCTCAGCATTTGGCGACCTAGCCGACATGATGGGCGACAGCCCGTTTGGGGCCGTCGTAGAGGGTATGGGGACCATGGTTGCCTCCCTCAACATCGGCATGCGGTCGATAGAGAACTTCGACATAGGCAAGGCCCAGATGGGAGAAGGCGCTACCCTCACCGGGTTCGCCAACATCGCTGCCGGTGTCATGGGTATGGTAGGGGCTATCGCTACCGGGGTGAGCCTAGCGGTCAAGCTGTTCCAGTCGTTCGGGCGGTCCCTCGAAGACAACGTGCGGATCACTGTGGAGCGGTGGGGTGTTTCGCTCTCCGAGGGCCTAACCGAATCCATAGCAGAAGCCTCCCGAGCGGGCATGTCCGACATCGGCGCGATCTATGCCAACCTGGGCAATATCATCGAGGAGGCCGGTGGCGTCATGGAGTTCGGCCTGGGCAGGGCGATCGCCAAGGCGCGCGACCTATTCTCTATGGTGCAGCAGGGCAACCTCACCACACAGGAGGCAGGCGAGGTATTCAACGAGGTGTTCGCCCAGATCCTACCCCACGCCATCGACAAGATGACGGGCGCGGCACGTGCTGACTTCCTAGAATTGATCGCATTGGCCAAGGAGTTCGGGTTCGTGTCGGAGGAGATGTCCAGCTTCTTAGTGTCCCAGGCTACAACTGGTGCTGCGGCTCTCACCACCTTACTCACGAACTCCACCCACCTGACGGTGGACAACGTCCAAGCAGCAGCGGATGCAGCCCTGGCTTTCTTCGGAGTAGCCATCGAGGAGGGCATGGCCTGGGCCGACATCATCAACGGTCCTATAGGCGACGCTATACTGGCGATCCCTACCTACTTCGAGGAGATCATCGACGGGGACGTGTACCACCGTATGATCCTCGACCTCCCGGCCCCATTCCTCCTTCTTCGAGAGGCCATCGAGGCCAGCCGCGACGAGATGACCGGGCCGTTCGTCCAGGCCGGGACCGCTGCAGGCAACGTCCTGATCTCGTTGCACAACCTGGCTCTCCTGGACGAGGAGGCGTTCGTGCAGTTGGGCGGAGGGGTCACGGATGCATTCAACGCCCTGATTGCGGGCGGAGTGTCCGGTCCGGCAGCCCTGCTAGCCCTGCGCCAGCCCTTGGGCCAGCTGATCTTCCTGCAGGATGAGTACGGGTTCGAAGTCGACGAGGCCACCCAACTCTTGCTCGACATGGCCCGACAGTCAGGGATTACCGGGGAAGACGGCAAGACCGATGCTCAAAAGTTGACCACCGCTATGGAGGACGTGGCGTCGGCGATGGGCATCGTAGTTGAGGAACTGAGGGAGTTGATCCGCCAGTTAGGGCTTATCCCTGCCGACATTCCGGTGCACATCGGGATCACGCATGACCCCCTGCCCGACCTCGACCCAGGGTCAGGCAGTGGCGGAAATCCCCCTCCCGGCACCGGTACCGGCTATACTGGGGGTTTGATCACCGACCATGGAATAGAGCGCTTCTATAGAGGGGGAGAGGTCGGGTACGGGCTGTTCAAAGATGACATTCCGATCTTGGCTCAGTCCGGCGAGGGTATCCTCAACCGCATGGCCATGGCTAACCTGGGCTCCAAGGGTCTACACGCCATGAACCAGGGTAGGAGCGTTGGCGGCGGGATCTCGGTTACCGTGGTCCAGAACATCAGCCGTCCGCAACTGCAGGACCGCCAGTCGATGCGGCAGTTGGCCCGCGAGACCTCCAAGGCGATGAGCCAGGAGCTTCGACAGTTGATCAAGACGGGTGCCCGATGATAATCGAACACCAATCCAACCTAGCCGCTTTCGCAGGCGGGCACCAGGTTATTAGCTTCTTTGGACCTTCGTGGCAGCAGCGGGTCGCTGTCTTCGTAGAGGAGCTAGACACACTACAAAATACCTTCTTCACCTGTGTGATCCACCGTGGCCCCCCGGTCCTCTTCTGGACTATGGACGAGGCTTCAGGCGACCTATTCGACTACTCCCACCGTACCCATACCGGTACTGCGGCGGGTACTCCTACATATGGAGAGCCTACCCTCACCGGGGATGGTCGGACCTCCATGGCCTTCGACGGTACCGACGACGTTATCTCGGCTGCCGACCATGCCGACCTAGACTTTGCCGCCGACTTCTCGATCAGCGTGCTGTTCGCCTGTACTTCTCTCCAAGCGGGCGGCCCTCTAGTTAGCAAGGGCGAAGTCCGAGTGTCCGGCACTCCTCCTCCGTCCTGGCACTTGTCCTACGACCAGGCGACCGACACCGTCACCGCCTATACTTACAGCGCGGCCGTGGTCACCGCTGAGTATGCTTCAGGGGGCCTCGACGATGGCTTAGTGCACCATGTCGTCATGGTGAGAGAGGACGGGTACCTCTACCTTTACGTGGACGGCGTCCTCCGTGATACCTCCACTACCGCCGACACCGCCACCGTTGCCAGCGCCTTCGGCTTCTTGGCTGGTAGTAAGGCGCTCTCCACTGGGGGTCCCGACTTTTTCGAGGGTACTCTGGCTATGGTGTCGGCCCACGGCTACGCCATAACCGCTCCCAGGGTCGCCCTGATGTTCGACGACCTTACCCACCCCCTCACCGAGACCGCTCTCATGCAGGCGCGGTCCGGGATTGCACGGGCCGGGGCCACCAGGTCGGATTACTACTTCCCCAACGTCGCCATAACCATTGCCGGTACCGATGTCGCCTCCCGAGTGGTGAAGAGTTCGATGGAGGTCAGCCTCAACATCAACGAGCGGCCTTGTACCGCCACTATGATGGTGAGAAACTTCATACCCCAGGTGGGCAACGAGGTAATCGTAGGATTTGGAGAGATTGGGAACGCTATATTCGGCGGTACGATAATCAACCGGCGCGACGTCCGACGCCGCGAAGGGCAGACGGTCCCCCGTTGGGAGATCGGGTGTACGGACTACCAGTGGCTGCTCGATAGGGAGAAGGTCAGGAAGCGGTACACCTCGACTTCCGCCAGCGTAATTGCTGCGGACATAGTCGACAGCTTCTCGTCAGGGTTCTCCACTAACAACATCGTCAGCGCCCTCGACAGCGTCGACGAGATCGAGTTCACCAGCAAGTACCCCCGCCAAGCCCTAACCGCTTTGGCCAATCGTGGGGGCTACTTGTGGTATGTCGACCCCAACAGGGATATCCACTTCTTCGACACCGAAATTTCCCAAGCCCCCGACGCCATCGACTCCCTCAATAGGGAGTACTGGGGGTTCGCCCACGACGAGGACCTCACCCAGATCATCAACCAGGTCCAATTCGAGGGTGGCGGAAGTGTGGTCACTGCCGAAGTCCTGATAGGAGCCTCTACGATCCCGGTGTCCGACACCGTGTGGTACAACGATGCGGGCGGCACCATCGTGAGTGGCCCCCAAATCATCACCTATACCGGGCGCTCGACCACCTCCAATGCGGGCAACCTTACCGGGGTGTCCGGTGTCTTGTACCGCATCCCGGTAGACCAGGAAGTTAATCTATGGGTCGTGCGCAATGACACCGCGTCCCAGACCACCATGGCCGCCCTCGAAGGCGGAGACGGCATACACGCAGCCTCTTACCAGGACCGCCGCCTCTCCGAAGCTGGTGCCATCGAACGCGCCGACCAGGAATTGGCGCTCAGGGCTACTACCATTCAGGTCGCCAAATACTTCACTCGTAGTAAGTTCGCTACCCCCGGTAAGGAGCAGACCATCAACCTGCCAGGCATTCTGGTAAGCAATCACAAGATCCAGTCTGTCGTCCTTACCGACTGGCAGCGCGGCCCTACCATCTGGCCGCGACGCGACGTGACTTGTTCCAACCGTAGAGAACCGGCAGACTTGATCGAGATTTTGGCTGATGCAGGAGAGGCGGTGTCCGTTGGCTAGAGGACTCAACGGGACGGAGGCTTTCTTCCAGGGTATCGAGTCTGTCGAGTATATGGGCCACACCTGGTGCCCGGTAACCAAGCGGCGACGCGTCGTAGGGCGCAAGCCCGTGCACGCCTACACCGTGTGGCTCCGAGGAGGCCTGGGGGCTTTAGGAGATATACTCCCGTTGGTACAGGCAGGCGTCGTGTGCCCCGAGTGCCGGGTCACGTGGCCGATGGCCAGAGAGGGGGGCATCGTGAAGACCCTGATAGGGTCCCCCGACGCCGTCCACCGTCGAATTAGCGACTCCTGCAAGTCGTGCGGAAGTGCGCTGATCATCGACTGTACCACGCAGGAGCAGCGACGAACATTCAAGTGGGTAGACATGTACCAAAAGCACCCCCGCTATGTGGGCGACCGGTTGGTGCGTTTCCCTAGGGTCTGGTAACATGGGCGACATTACACGAAGTAGCTGGACCGACGACGATGGTAGTGGGGCCACCGGTACCATCCTTAACCAGGTGGAGCTTACCGCCATATACGACGCCATCGAGGGTGACACGCGCTCCGCCAATCACTCGACCGTCAGCCTCAAGTCGATTACTGACAATTTGATGGCGGGTATCCCGTTCTTCTTCGGTGGAACCACCATCGTAGGCGGTCCAGAGTCCACCAGCTATACAGCCGGAACCACCTGGGCAGCCCTACACCCCAGTACCGGCATCCTTCAGGTCGACTCTGTCCTCATGGCAGAGGGTACCTATAGAATTCAAGGTGTGGTAGGATCTAAGGACGGGGTAGCGACGGCGACCATCGCTCTCGTAAATCTGACAGACGCGGAAGACACTGCTATGGTGACTGCGACCGGGACACTCGGGGCCAGGGCTCAGTCCGGCGCGATCACATGGCCCGCAAGTGGATCGGACAAGGAATATGCGATCAAGAGCAAATCGAGCGACGCTGCTGTGGCTCCTTACGCTAGCGGTATTTGGCTTCGTCGCGCTACCTAGCGCTCAGCCCCCCGCGTCCCTGTTCATACTGGACGGGATGCGGGTTGCCACCGACGACAAGTCAGCCGCTTATACGCTGACCGCCACCGATGTCAACATCACCGCCGATGCTGCAGGTGGGGCCTTCTCCTTGGACCTGGTAGCCAGCCCCTCGGACGGACAGACCTACTTCATCCGACGCGTCAATGGTGGGGCCAACGTGGTCACTATCGACGGCAACGGGGACAACATTAACGGGGCCGCGACTCTAGCCTTGAACGCGCAATATGAGTCGGTGATCTTGGTGTACAACAGCACCGACGGTGAGTGGGGGATCTACTAATGGCATTTGGGACTGGACCACTCCGGGTCTTGGGGCGCGGGGTGCCGAGTGGCGGTACGATTGTGGTGTCCATCACCCCAACCGCATCTCGCCTTCTTGTCAAGTGGCACGGCGTAGAGGTAGACACCGACGACTCCGACCTCTCGCTCTTGGTAAACGCCATAGCGTCGTACACGAACCAATTTCATACAACTGAGGGGACCACCATAACTGCGGCTGATGCCGGGAACACCGAATTGCGAGTTCACGACCATTCGGCCGGGGCTGGTATAGGTAACGACACCGCCCCCGAGGCCGACATGGGGAGTTGCGAGATCGCCGCCCACGGAGGCGGGGCAGGCATCCAATTCACTGGTGAGGATTATCACCTTGACGGATCAGCTGACTCCGTCCTGAGTAGATTCGGTGGGAGGTGCGCCGCAGCCGCGATCACATCGGTCACCCTGCAGCTGGATGCCGGGAATATTGATGACGGCGAGATGATCGTCTACGAGATGTTGGAGGCCTAATGGTAGACTACGTACTATGCGTTCGCGACTCGGACGGTGCCATACTCACCAGCCAGCGTGGGACCACCACCTTCAACAAGCAGAAGCCCGGCCGAGAGTATGGCCCATTTGGGGATAAGCCCTTCGCCAACGCCAACAACTTGAAGGCGGGGTACTCCCCATTCACGGTCCAGGTAGTCGAAGGCGACTCTCCCCCGCGAGGTGACTTCTTCCGCGTTACAGGCAGGGCAGTTCGAGCAGCGACCCCGGCTGAGCAGACAGAGTGGGCAGAGGCCATCGACCCCCGTGGAACGATGATCCAGGGCATGCGCGATAACCCCAACCGTCCAGTAACCGGAGAGCAGCTTCTAGCTGTACTAGGATTATAATGGCACGTTCCTTGCAATTCTTCGCAGGGTACAGTCCTAGCAGCCTATATGGTGGCTGCTGGACTGGCTAATCTGTTGGCCACTGTCGGCCAATCTGTTAGCCGGTCATACGGGTAAGGGGATCAGGCGTGCCAGGAGATTTAGTAGAGTGGCTAGAAGCGTTCCAGACGGGCGGGCTGTTACTGGCTCTGTTGCTAGCGGTATACGGCATCAAGGCCAAATGGTGGATTCCGTATTGGTTGTTGCAGGGGGTGGAAAAAGACCTCCTGAAGCAGTTAAAAGACCTGCGGGAAGACCGAGACTTTTGGCGCGAGCAGGCGATGAAGGGCCTAGACGTAGCCGAGAGTCTGAGAGAGAAGAGGTAGGTATGAGTCACTACCGACGTCTTGCTGTCCGTCTGACTCGTTGGCTAGGCTACTCGGATCATGTTGAGAGAGGTAAAGACAATAGCAAATTAGATATCAGTTCCGTAATGCAGCGCGAAGAGGTGTCCCAACGCGTGGCTAGACTCTTAGAACTGAATGCGGATCTACGACAGCAGAGAGAGGCAGCCAAGAAATGACTTATGTCGCTTTCATAGTAATAAGGTTGGTTGCGTACGGTGCGCTGGCCTTCTTTCTTACTAGGCCTCCCGCCAATCGTGCCATCAAGGTACTGGGCCTACTGTGTGGACTCCTGGCCATAAAGCAGGTCGTAGTAGCTATGGCGCAGGCTCAATTGTTTGTCGCCCCATACTTCCGCGAGTACATCTCGGGGGCAGAGGCGCTGGTGGCTGCATTTACGTATTTGGTCCTCAGGTACGGAAGCAGCAAAAGCAAGGAGAAGTAGCATGTTGAGAATCGTACTGTGTTGGATGATGGCGATGGCGACGGCGTCGGTAGTAGTGGTGTACTCGCAGTCAGCAGAGCCCCTGGTGGAGGTCCCTGAAGTCATTACTCTCAGAGTTCAGGTACACGCGCTCGAAATCCAGGTAGCGGGTCTACTGCAGCAATTGGGCGTGTGCGAGGCCAACACCGGAGCTATGCGGCAGCAGTTGGCAGCCGCTTCAGCCTCCGAACTGACTACCAAGGGTGCCGATATCGAGACTTGGGTGGCCGAGGAATTCCCCTTCACTCTGGACATTGCGACCAGGACCCTACTCCCGGCCGAGCCCCTAGCAGACCCCGAGACCGATGTCGAAGAAGAACCGAATGAGTGAACCTTCGGACCACTTCTCGTGGTCGGAATTTGCGTGCAAGGATGGCACCCCCTATCCCGTCGAGTGGCGGGAGTCGCGGGGGGTGCCCCTGGCCCAGGAGGCAGAAAGGGTACGGGACCTTTTCGGAGGTACTCCCCTTGAAGTCAGGAGCGCCTACCGGCCCCAGGCCTACCAGGACAGGCTACGTAGGCAGGGATACCGTGCTGCGAAAGTCGGACGGCATCCGGAGGGGCGGGCGCTGGACCTGGCCCCTGTCCCGTGTACTCCGGAGGCCGTCGACTACCTCCACGCGGCTGTGGTGGAGGCCTCGAAGCAGCCTGGCAGCATGATACGGGGAATAGGTAGGTACAAGTCGTTCGTGCACATGGACATCCGACCTTCCACCCGTACCGCTCGTTGGGACTCCCGAAGGCACAACCAGAACCGGCTGGCGTAGACCGACCAGTGCCACCACCAGGGCGATCAAAGCGATCAGTAGGGCCGCCGCAGCTACAAGGGCTGTGAATGAGGCGGCCCTTTCGACCTTCTTTGTATATGAGTCGACGGATACGATCCCTTTCCTGAGGGCGACTCCCATCTCGGCTACGTCGCTCTTGGTGGCGAAGGCGAACCGTTTGTTAGGGTCCCCACTACTGCTTTTCATTGTACAGCCTCCCCCCGCCCACTCCGACTGTAATCTTGGCTCCTGCGCCTGCTGAGGTGTCCTTGTCTAGCACGAACACTCCACACTCGTTGCAGCGGATCTTGTACTCAGGGCCGCCCCCATTGGAGGTCGGCACGGGGTATAGGCATACCGGTTGCCCACAGGCCTTGTGTAGTACTACCTCCACCGCGCTCATTCCTGGTATCCCCCAGAACTCCCGGCACCGCGAGTACCTCGGTCGCTAGGTTCCAGTTCATCGCGATGCAGTGCTGTCACACCAGGGAAGAACTTCACCGGGATGATACGGAACAGTCGCTCGCCGGGTTGTACCACGACCTTCTCTTTGGTCGGGTTGAACACCATGGCGACTACCTCGCCTCGGAATCCCTGGTCGATGACGGCTACGTTGATGACCAGACGCTTTTGCTGGAAAGCGCTGGAACGTCCGACGAGGAGGCCCCACGTGCTCGCGGGCATGGCGACCGCTAGGTTGGTCGACACAGTCGCGAACGAGTTGGGGTTGACCACGACATGGCGGGAGACTGCGAGGTCGAACCCGACATCGTCGTCATACGCACGACTGGGGATCTGCAGCTTGGCTGCATCCTTGTCCACGTGCGTGTACGACATTATGGTCTCAGGCGATACTGGTACTCTCTTTTTGGTCACTGTTTACCTTTCCAGTCCCGCCGCATCTGACGCACGGGATCTCGGTTATATTCAGAATAAGACCGGCGCAAGTGCACAGGAACGAGGAACACTTGCAGTAAGAGCACACCACCATCTCGCCGGTACAATTAGGACACAGTATCTGCTTCATGGTTGCACAGACCTCTTTGCCCCTGGATCACCCACGCCTCGGTGTCATGGGCTATGATGATGTGGTGCACGAGACTCTCCGAGAAGTCAGGGTATAGATCGTCGCCGTAGACCGCGTGTAGAGCCGCCTGCATGCGAATCCGACACCGGTCTACTTCCTGTGACATCTTGGTCGTCACCCACTGCGCCTGAGCCCCATGCCCCCACTTCTTGATCCACAGGAAGGCCTCCAACTGGTCGGCTAGGGCTACTGTGGCGCATGTGGCATCGCTTGGAGACTCGAATTTATTCTCCACGAAAGCATCGGTTTTGGAAGAGCCGAGACCTAGAGCCCTCTTGGCGGGAGAGGGGATGTCGGAGAGGATGGCTTCCTCCCGGTCGTGGTCGAGGGCTAGCAGCAAGGCATCGAGATGGTGGGTAGCAGAAATGTGGTGTCCGGCCTGGACTAAGGCCTCCTCGATGTGGTTGACGATCGCCATCACTCCGAAGACGTGCTCTGCCACGCTTTGTTCCTTCATGCGGGGCACCACACTCCAGCGGGGGACGTTATACAGGTGCAGCAGGTAGGACAACTTCTGACTCATAGCTAGGCCTTCGGAGCGGTGATCTTGGTGTAGGTGTAGGCAGTCCCCTCGATCTTGCAGGACTTGATCGCCTTGTTGATGATGGCGGGCTTGATCCCTGCCTCGGCTAGGGCCTTGCGGAGGCCTTTCTCGGGGATACTGCTACGGGACGTACCCTTCGCCTGGGTGACCGTGTTCCCCTCACAGTCCACCGACCTGACCTCGCACGCCTCCAGAAGGCCCTCAATCGCCTCCCCTACTTCCTTCTTTCTCGTTCTGGCGATAGCCTCGGCGTCACGGTAGCCTATGAAGTCCACTACCATACCATCCAGTTCGGAATCGACCATCGACTCGTACTCTTCCCACCCCGGTAGCGGCTCTGGCTCCGGGAAACTTACTGGTGCTGACTTCTTCGCCATCTCTCCTCCTATACTCGGGGCCACAGTCCCCATACGACCAAGGCGGGCGCGAACATACCCACCCACTCCCACGTCGCCATCGCGTGCAACGGGTCGGTGCTTACGTTCCACGAGTACGTCGACCAACAGACCGCGACCGCCGCCACCAGATGGAAGCTGCTTGACGGCCAGTTCGAGACTCGTAGTCGCATAGCTCTCCTAATTATAGCACGGTGTTGAACGGGTGTCAATAGAAGACGCACAGGCCTATACCTCCTTGATCTCTACACGACCATATTCATCGAACGAGTATATCAGGTTGTCGCGCTTTTTCCAAAGACGGTTCCACCTGTCATACCATTCTTTTGCGGCTGCCTCGTTTATGTCCGCGTCGAGGGCCTCAAGGAACAGGGCTTGATTCCGTGCTCGGTCTACTTCTCTAAGAGGTCCCATCTGTAACCCGTCCCCCCAGACGCTAGAATAGGTACCTTGGGATTCGGCAGTCCGTGGTGCTGGGTCATACCTTCAACCACCAGCCTACCCAACTCGTCCTCCAGCCCGTCAGTGAACTCGAACATTAGCTCGTCGTGCACCTGTAGCAGAGGCTCAATTCGAATGCTGGGGTCGGCCTCTCGCCACTCGTGCAACTGGTTGTCGATCCATGCCATCGAGTTCTTCAGCATGGACTGAGCCCCGGCCGATATGATGTGGGAGTGCGACTGGCGCTTGGCCTCCTCCTTGAGGTACCGCAACTCGGGGATGCCATTCTTCCAGCCGGTCTTGATCTGGGCGGCGGGGAGGTGCCGGACTCGACCCACCCAATCCCTGACCTCGCCCGTCCTCTCGGCGTCGGACCGACACCTCTTCAGGAAGGCTCTAACCCCAGGGTACATGTTGAACCACGACTCGATCATGACCTCGCAATCCTTCTGACTCCAGCCCTCGATCCCTGCTAACTGCATCTGGTTCAGCAGACCTTTACCGCTGATCCCAGTGATAACCCCGAACCCCACCCGCTTGGCTGGGTATCGGTGCTTCAGCTTGTCCACGTCGGCCTCGTCGAGGTGGAACATGGTAGCCGCTGTCCGAGAGTGGATGTCGGCGTTGCTGTTGAACAGGTCGCATAGGACCTCGTCCCCCGAAATGTGCGCCATGTAGCGCATCTCGACCTGATTGAGGTCCCAGGTGCCCATGCGCATGCCGGGGGCGGCCACGAAGCCTTCTCGGATACGTCTCCCTAAGGCTGTGCGGATGGGCATGGCCAGTAGGGGCGGATTGGCGGCCGAGAGCCGCCCCGTATGCACTCTCGTAATGCGTATGGTGCACCGGATGCGGTCGGTGTCTATGCGGGCCAGCGGGAGCGCGAACGAGTCTTTCACCTTGGCGTGCTCTCGCCAGGTGATGACTTCCTCGACGGCAGTACCGGCCCCCTCCTTGGCCCCTGTGCCTGTCAAGTCCTTCCCTCTGAGGGACTCGATGGCCTTCTTGTTAGTAGAATTCTCCTTCTTCTTGGTCATGATCCCTGAAGGCTTGACCCTCAGGGTGTTGTATAGTAGCTTTCGGACTTGGGGCGGAGAGTTGGGGTTGACGTAGTTGCCGTCGTTGAATCGCCGTAGGCCGTAGGCGATTGTGTCCATCTTGTCCTGCATCTCCTCTGCCAGGGACTCGAAGTATGCCTGGTCGCTCTGGATGCCGTTGTACTGCATGCGCTCGACCATGGGGACAGCGCTGTGATCCAGTTTGAGGACTGCCTCCAAGTTGCTGTCGAGTACCATACGGTGCAGTAGAGGTTGAATGCGTACGGGGGCGTCGGCGTCACACGCGGAGTAGCGCACCGCCAACTCCAACGGGGCGTCCTCTAGGTTGCCCTCGTCGAGCGGCCCTATCTCCTTGGCCACAGTCGCCTTGATCGCGTCGTCGACCTTGTGCCACCGCTTGAACGGGTCGACTAGTAGTGGTCCTTTGTCCTCGTAGTCGATCAGGATTTTGGCAGCACGGGTGCCGATAGCCTGTGGCTGCTTGAGGTGGTGCTCGTCCCCCTTGATCTCGATCACGGGGTCGGGCTTGTCCCACTTTCGGAGGAGTATCTGGTTAAGGTAGTCCAGCGCCTTGTCATCCTGGTAGGGCCGGACTTGGTCCTCATATGACCCCATCTTCATGCCGCACAGACGGTACGCCTGGGCCTTCAGCCCCTGGGGCTCCGTCCTTAGATTGTAGGCGGCGATCATGGTGTCGTAGAAGGGGAGACGGAGACCAGGGATGTCGAACCCCATGTAGCGGAACATCTCGAAGTCGTACATCGTGTTGTGTATGACCAGGAGTATCTTATTCTTGATGACGTAATCGATAAGGCCTCGGAGCATGTCCTCGAAGCAGTCGCTCTTGGTGCGGACCACGTAGCCAGTACCGGCAATGCTAGAGAATGAGTAGCCCCACAGCTTCGACGGATCGGGCTGCAGTTGCAGGCCCTCCGTGTCCAAGGCGATGAACTTAGGATGCTTACCGCATAGGCTCTCGTAGACGCCGGGGGTGTACTTGGTGA